CGATGACACGGGGTATCTCCAAGCATGGCTCCGCATGCACCGTACCACCCAGATCGAATTCAAAAGTCACCCGGACTTTCATTCCGTAGAAACCTAGTGCTTTCCGAAACTAGGGTGCGTGTTGAGACAGATTATTCACACCATCATGCATTTGCGGAGTTCAGAAACGAACCACACGCCCGTCCCCGGTTCTGGTTAGTTTGTCGCCGCGGCTCGCGAGCACTATCGTGCGCGCTTCTGGAGGAGCCCCACATGGCAACAGTGCAAGAAGACGGTGGTATGAGTCCCGACGAGGTGCGCAAGATCCGCGCGCAGGAACAGGTCCGCGTGCAGGTTCAGCGCGAAGAGAAGGAACGCCAGGAGCGCGAGAAGCTCCGCCGCCTTATGCAGCTGCAGGCTGCCGAGGATGCGGAAGCACGGCGACAGAATCAGAAAACCAAGATGAAAGCCATCGCCTTCGTCGTGGGCGTCTTCGTCTTCCTCGTCGTGATGATCATGATGATCAAGCCGGGCTAACCGAGCAGCCGCTTCACCTGGTCCGCGACCGTCCCGGCCACGCCACCGATCGCTTCGATCGCCGTGGCGACGCTGCTGCCCTCGCCCGTCACTGGCTGCCACTTCGCGAGCGGGCAGGTCGCGCCGGCCAGCGTGAGCTTCACGGACAGCGCGGCGCGCGCGCTGGTGCATCCGCACTTGGTGCAGAAGCCGATGCCGCCCGGGTCTTGCTTGCCTTCCATCTCGTCGGCGCGGCCGTCGCACGCTCGGCAAATGGCCGCGCGCTCACCCTGCACTTGGACGCTCGCCGGGCCTTGCGCAGCGTGCCGCGCCTCAGCAGCCAGGTACGCCTTCGCGCGATCCATGAAGCCGTAGGTGATGCTGGTGCCGATGGGCTGCTCGGCGTTCGGATTCTCGGCTCGGATGTACTCCTGCACGCGCTTCGAGAATGCCTCGTCCTCGGGTGTCATGTGCAGCGCACCCATGTGATCTCGGCAGAACCGATGAGCGTGAAAGACTCCGTGGTTTCCGTGCAACTCTCGTCGTAGATCGGGCTGCAGTCGCAGGGGGGCTCGATCGGGTAGCAAGGCAAGCACTGGTACGACTCGTTGTGAATCTTGCTTGCACTGGCTCCCGAGAAGTACAAAACCGCAGGCTGTCCAGCGGTGTACTGCATGTACGCAGAGCCTGCGCTGTGTGCTGTCGATGTTGCAGATCCGGGTATGTAGTAGTCCTTCACCTGCAAGCAGGACCAAGTTCGCGTGCCGGAAGCACCGGATCCGGTGACGGTGATCGTGCCGCAACTATCAAGTCCAGCCGGACCGAACTCCTGCAGCCCGCAGCCGCATGCCACGCCGGGGTTGCCGTTCAGCGACAGGATCTGCTCGTATCTCGTCACGCGACCGTCGCATGCTCCAACCATTGCTTCACGGCAGAAGCACTCGCCCTCGTGGCTGATGGAATCGTTGAACCATCGGTATCGAATCCAATAGGTGCCAGTGCTACACCAGTCGGTGTACTTGTAGGCAACGGCGAGACGCTCTTCGGCTGTCGATGATCCCGTCAGACCGAGCGCCGCGGGTGTCCAGTCATAGGCCGGGACGATCGGGCCGTAGGTGATGGTGCCCGTAGTGTCCGTGTTCTGATTACTTGTAGTCGATCCAGAAACCGTCGCAGTGCCACTCAGTTGCCACAGGTACAGGCACGAGGCTGATGATGCGGCAAAGCCCGACAGGGTTGCGCTGAACTTGTAGGCGTTCCGCGTGGAACCCTGCAACGTCAGCGACTGGTAGTACGCGACGCAAGCCTGCGAGCTTGCAATTGCTGCGTCATGAGCTGAACTCGGAATGAGAGCCACCTGAGTGACGGTGTTCAGCCAGCAGTTGGCTCGGATGGCGACGGTGCAGTTCATCGTCGTCGTAGCGCAGCAAGTCGATGCGCTGCAGCCCGTCCCGCTAGGGTCTGCGATCGGCATACTGATGGACACGGTCGAGGATGAGATCCACCATGCGCCACCGTCAGCATCGCAGACCAGCGTAAGCGTTACGGTGGGAACTACTAGGCTGATGCTGCATGAACATGTGCCGCCACCAGACAGCGCCCACGATCTGTTTGTCGTGACGTTGAGCGCGACGGTGATGCGCGAGCCTGGCTGGATGGGCACGATCTTCTCGCGCTGGCAGTTGCAATCGCATCGCCAGCGCAGGTCGCACACGTCACAGCCAGACAGCACGGCGCAGCAGCAGCCGGCCTGCATCATGCTCACAGGTCAGTCCTTCTTGTTGCCCGGGATCCACGAGGCGATGCGGGTCACGCTCACGAGGTGGCCGGCGATGTAACCGATCGCAAGCATGGCGATCGCTGCCCAGGTCGAACCCACGAGGCTTTCAATGGTGGCGAGAATGATCATGTGCGCTTCTCCTGCTGCGCGCGAAATGCGACATCGAAGAGCGGATCGGCGGCGCGCTTGGCGCTGATCCACTCGCGGACGTTCTCAGTCTGGGCCGGATCAAGGGTGGCGGCGGCCAGCGCGGCCTCGGTGCGCTTGGCGCGCGGGATCAGCCCCACGGCGGCCCGCAGCGCCTGCCCGATGCCCGTCTGCCACAGCAGCACCACGGCGGCCACCACGATCACCGCAGCGAAGCCCCAGCCGAGCAGGCTGGCCCACCACGGGGTCTGATCCTCGACGCCTGGCAGCGCTTCGTGGATCGACGCAGCGGCGTGCTCGATCTTCTGGGCCTCCAGCACAATCGTCGCAGCCTCGGCCACCACGTCGGGCTGCGTCGAGACGCTGCCGATGTGGGTCGCGAGGCGGGCGATTGTGCCTGCCCGCTCCTGCGCATCCGTTGCGGACACCGCGATCTGCCGGCTGGGGCTGCAGGCCGCCAGGGCGACGAGGAGCAGGAACAGCAGCGACCGGATCACCGACGCCCCTCCAGACGGTCTAGGCGGTTCGCGACCTGCTGGAGCGCCTCACCGTGCTTCTGGTCGTTCGCGGCGCCCAGCACCTGCGACTTCACCAAGTCGCCCACAATGCTGCGCAGCTCCGTCAGGTCGCGGTCCTGTCGGTCCAAAATTGCGTCCTTGCGGCCGATGGTGATGAACACGCCGGCGACGCCGATCACAAGCACGAAGAGCTGCATGACGCTTATAGCAGTCGCGAGCTGCGGGTGCGTCTGGTGACGGGGGCCGATAGGGGTGGGGCTCACGAGCATGTTCCTGTCACGGCGTTCGGGACGGAGAAGAAGAACAGCGGCTCGCCGTTGTCGCGCGAGAGCGCGTACATGAGCACCACTGTGTTGGTGGCGATCTCCTTGAAGGTGAAGCCGTTCGGGATGTTGCTCGTGCTGATGCCGGGCCCGAGCGTGGTGGTGGCACCGATCATCTGCACGCCCTCGCAGCCGTTGAACGCCGCGCCCTTTGTGCCCGCGAGCGTGCTCGTGCGTCGGTAGCCCTTGTTCGTCTCGTAGGCGTCGCTGGTGTTGACGCTGACCTCTTCCCAGCTGTAGGTCCATGCGACGGGTCGCGCCGACGAATTTCCGCCGTATACGGCCGTTTTGCCGGAGACTGGCGTCGAGCCCGTGATGCGCGCAAGGAAGACGGTCGGCCCGGACGATGCGCCGCTGTTTGGCTGCGGCGCGGCGTCGTTGACCTTGTTCACCGCTTCGGCAATGGCACGGATCTGGTTCGGAGACCAGGGGCCGACCTTCAGGTGCCATGCGCCGTTCACCCTCATGTGGTGAACATTCCGCTGGGCGGGAAGGTGGTGGTGTCTGGGAACGGCTGGCGCCAGAAGACGCAGGATGCGTGCGAAGTCTGTCCGCTCGGCGGGGCGGTCGGGGTGCCGCCGCAAGTGTCGGCTTTTGCAGACTTGACCACCTCGCCATTCTCTGCGCTCTTCTTCGCGATCTGTCGCAGGTGAAACTTTTCGTCGTAGGCAAACGAGTAAACGATCTCATACTTGCTGCTTCCGACGCGACTGATACTGCAGCCCGTGAAGAGCAGCGTGTCGGCCGGGAACGAGTACGGGCCGATCGAACACGAGTTGCTGTTGCGCCTGTTGATGAAGCTGAGCGGTGGAGTTGGTCGGCCGACGATCACGTTTCGCACGGTCACGCGCGCGACGTTGTTGAAGCTGCTGATCGGTTCGCCGCCGCTGTCCACCTTTGTGCCGCTAATGTCGGTGTCGGCCGGCGTTGACTTGTTGGCAGGCATCGTCATGGTCGAGCCGTTGCGCCAGATGTCCACCGGCTCGCCCTGGACGCTGTACTCAATCGCGACGAACTCAGGCTGCCCCTCGTTCTTTGCGTCGATGGATGTAATTGTTCCAGTGCCGTCGCCGACGCTGGAATCAAACTTCACGACCGCTTCCCACACATACCCGCCATCATCGACCTGCTTCAGATCGAACCCGACCTGTCGCAATCGGGTTGCGTAGTAAGTCCCGGAGCCGTCAAGTTCGCCCAGTGCACCGCTGCTTCCCCCGAGCCCCGATGGGCCAAGCTTGGCGTTGACCGTTGAGTCTTCCATGATCTGCCCGGCGTTCAGCTGCGCGCCGGCATCGTCTCGAATGACGTAGGCACTTGAGGCTTGCCAGCTGCCGCGGTCGAAACTGACGCTGGTGCCGTTGGGCTTTTGGGCGATCGTGATAGCCATCAGGGTGCTCCTGCTGCGAGGGGTGCGGTGTTCCTTGCGATCTGCTGCAGGGCGATTCGCATGGCTTCCTGCGTGGGCATCATGCGCTCCAGGCTGAAGGAGGTCATGCCCGCCACCTTTACGCCGCCGATGGCCGTGTTCACGCTTTCGACGTTGCTGAAACCGTTCATGCGCTCCACGGCGCTGCGGGCTTCGGCTTCCTTGGTCTGCCGACTCATCGCCTCGTGCAGCCTGTTCGCTTGCTCAACCTGAGCGGCAGACAACTCCAGCCCCTTTAGTTTCTTCTGAAAGAGTTGGTCCTCGCCCAGTATCTGCTGGTCGTATGACTGCTGCAGCTGATCCATGAACTGCTGCGCGTCTGTGGCTTGCTGCTTGGCCTTCGACTCGGCCGCCTTCTTTGCATCGGCTTCTGCGCGCGCTGCCTGCGTGCGGTCAAATGCCGCGCGGAGTTGGTTCTCCTGATCTTCGGTGATCTTGCGCTCGACCACCAGCCGGTTGACCTTTGAGAAGTACAACTCGCGCTCGGTTCCGATCAGTTGATCGGCAGCCTGCTGCTGCTCCTCCAGCATCGAGGTGAACAGTGCGGGGTCGAGTTGGCGAGCCTGCTGGGCGTTGGCTGCAGACCTTTCTGCGTCCTGCAGTTCCAGCATCGCACGACGAAGTCCGGCCACCTTCGAGTCGGCCTGCGTGTCGTTCAATCCGCCGGCGATCAGTTTCTTCCGCTCGTTGGCGAGCATTTCCTCGCGATCCATGCGTGCGATCTCTTCGTCAGACTTGCCCACGCGCGCGCGCTTTCCGCTTACGCCTTCTTGAATGGCGTCGAATGCAGCCACGGCGCTTATGCGCTTGTTGCTCGCGGCCACCATCGCATCGGTCTGCTTCTGAATCTCTTCGGCACTTGGACCGCCGCCGAACAGCTTGTGCACCGATTGGGCGATGCTGTAGATCTTGTCGCCGCCTGGCAGACCCTTCACGAAGTCCGTGACGGTCGTGGCGTACATCTGCATCGCGTCGATCTTGCCGCCGGATGCAAGCTGCGCCAGTCCTTCAGACAGCGCCCCCAGCCCGAGATCGACAGCCTTGAACCCAACAAAGCCCTTCAGCAGCGGGCCGAGGGTCTTGCCGAACATAGGCCCGCTCTTTGTGCTTTCCGCGTACTGCTGCGTGCGCTGGTACTTCTGATCGGCGGCCGCCTTTTCGGACATCAGCTCCTTGTGGATCTTCAGCTGCGTCTGCTTCGCCTTCTGAGCGGCAGCAACTTCGCCGGCGCGCCGAGCCTCTGCGGCCTCCTTCGCCGCCGCGGCCTGCGCCATCGCCTGCTCCTTCGCGCGCTGCTCCTCGGCCGCCTTTGCCGCTGCGGCCGCCTTCTCGGCTGCCCGCACCTGCTCGACCTGGGCGAACCGGGCTTTGACCTCCGAGATCTGCTCGGGCGAGGCGTTGCTAGCCGAGAGCTTCTCCAGCGTCATCTGCTCCTTCGACTTCGTCGCCATGTCCACCATGCGCTGGGTGGAGGACATGATCCCGGCAATCGACTTCTTCGACCGCTCGGCCATCTTCTCGTTCGCCTGCGCTGCCCGCTCGGTCGCGTTGGCGTAAGCCTGCACGCCCGTCATCTCCAGCGCGATCTTGATGCTTGAACTTGCCACGGCTTACTCCTTCCACTTCGGCTTGACGCCGAACGCCTTCGCCAGCATCTCGGCCATCTGTTCCTGCGAGGTCTTGGGCTTCTCCGCGTATGGCATGAAGTCGAGGTGGCTGAACGGCTTCGACTTCGCGGTGCGGTGGCAGTTGGCGATCGTGGCCGCGATGATTCCGGCGCGCATGTCGGCGCGCTGGTTTCCGATCGGTCCGTCGATCGCCTCGAAGGCCATCCACTCACTCAGTTCGTGGCTGCTCATGGTCTCCTCTAGTTCTGCCACCGTCCTGCCCAACGCCAGCGCCAGCCGAAACATGAACTGTCTCAGCTGACGCTGTCGGAGTTTCCCTCCAGCACTTCGCGATCCTTGACGCCCAAGCCACTGACGCGGCTCGCGATGTCGTACAGGTGATCGACGAGGCCGGCGGGGAGTTCTCCGAGGGCGTCAACGTCAGCGGGTCCGAGCAGCGGGGCGCCGTCGTGGTACAGACACAACGACACCAGGCTGGCTCGGATGTTGCGGACGGTGTTGCCCTTGTTGCTGAAGGTCTCCATCTCCCACCTGTCCCGCTTGGCGGCGGTGAGGCCACGCACTTCGACCTCACCGACGCCGGGGATGGACACGGTTTCAGATGGCACCTTCGACTTCAGGCCCAGCAGTTTGTCCTTGATCTCGCTCATGGATCAGCTCAGGGTCACGGCGCCGGTGATCTTCATGGTGAACGACGCGGTGAGCGCGCCATCGAGCCCTGCCTTCACCGAATAATCGGTAACGAAGCAGTTGCCCGTAGCCGTGTGCGTCGTGCCAGTAGCGCCGAAGGTGATCGTGAAGGCCAAAGCCGCTGGGGGCGCAGAAATCGCGCTGTTGTCAAGGCTGTCCCATAGCGCACTGTGGGCCGTGAGGACGTTGACTTCCAGCGAAATGGTGCCGCTGTCAATCAGGCCCGCAACAAACTTGCGATGTCGGTCTGCGAGCGTGGTCACGTCGATGGTGTTGAGCTTCATTCCGTCGAGGTTGACGCTGAGAACGTCGCCGATGGCTGCGCCGATCGAGACGGTGGTGCCGAACGTAGGCACGCCTGCGGTGATTCCTGGCATGGTGTGATCCTCCTAGATCAAGAAGCGCCACCACCGGCTTCGGTGATGGTCGTGGGTGAAACAGAGCTGGAGCGGTACGTTGCTTCCAGCGTGACAGTCGTGACGTGGATGCCGGTCTCTGTGGCCTCGCTGCCCACGTCGTACTGGCTGGTGATCCCGGTCTCGCGGATCTCAAAGATCGTCACGCTCCGGGCTTGGCCGCTTGCGCCGTGCATCTTGACTCGCACGGCCTCGGCGATCTGCCGCGACACCTTCAACGTGGAGGCGATGCAGTCCACCTCGACGGTGAACTTGCGCAGGCAGTCGGTGCGGCCGAAGGTCGGCGAGACGTTCGCATCCTGCCCGGTGGTGAGCACGATGGCGGGAAGCGTGGTGGTGTCGCGGAACGCGGTAAAGATGCGCGTGGAGACCAGATTGGTGACGCTGGTCGATTGCGTCAAAGCATCGCGGACGGCTGCGACGATCGCCTGGCTGCTCACGACAGACCTCGCTTCGCTGCTTCGAGCAGGATGCGGCGCGGCAGTTCGGTCGCCAT